GTGGTACCAATATCCGTTAATTACCCGTTCTTTTTCAAGCCAATACAGGACGGTATGGACAGGCCAAAGACAGAGCTCGCGTACAGAGTACCAGCAAGTAAATTTACCCGTAAAAAACTTGAGACCAACGAGACTTTACGTGAACTCGACGGTCTTGACACCACGATCGACTGGAAGAACACAGGCGACAACTCGTATGACGGTGAAAAACTCAAACTACTCGTCCACGATGAAAGCGGTAAATGGGAACGCCCGACGAACATACTCAACAACTGGCGCGTTACGAAAACCTGCTTACGATTAGGTAGTAGAATTATAGGTAAATGTATGATGGGTTCAACTAGTAACTCATTAGACAAAGGAGGTGATAACTTTAAAAAACTATATAATGACTCAGACGTTACTCAAAGAAATGCAAATGGACAAACTCGCTCTGGACTATATAGCTTGTTCATACCTATGGAATGGAATTACGAAGGATACATCGATTCTTATGGCTTACCTGTATTCGACACCCCAAGCAAAAAAATTAGCGGACCGCAAGGCGAAGCAATTGAGCAGGGTGTTGTAGAGTACTGGGATAACGAAGTTGCTGGATTAAAACAAGATCAAGACGCTTTAAATGAGTTTTATAGACAATTTCCTAGAACTACAAAGCATGCATTTAGAGATGAATCTAAAGAATCTTTATTTAATCTAACTAAAATCTACGAACAAATAGATTTTAATGAAGATTTAAAAAATTCACTAAATGTTACTCAAGGTAGTTTTCAGTGGAAAGACAGCAAACAAGATACTGAAGTTGTTTTTATTCCAAACAAAAACGGAAGATTCTTTATAACATGGATACCTTCTTTGTTAATTCAAAATAGAATAATAGTGAAAGGAAATACTAAATACCCCGGCAACTCGCATATGGGGGCTTTTGGTTGTGATCCTTATGATATATCAGGCACAGTAGATAAAAGAGGCTCAAAAGGATCTTTGCATGGACTTACTAAATTTTCAATGGAAGATGCTCCACCTAATCATTTTTTCTTAGAATACGTAGCTAGACCTCAAACAGCTGAAATATTTTTTGAAGACGTTTTAATGGCTTGCGTTTTTTATGGTATGCCCATATTGGCTGAAAATAATAAACCTAGACTTTTGTATTATTTTAAGAAAAGAGGTTATAGAGGTTTTGCAATGAATAGACCTGATAAAAAAAGAAACAAACTATCAGTAACTGAAAGAGAGATAGGTGGCATACCTAATTCAAGTGAAGATATAAAACAAGCTCACGCTGCTGCTATTGAATCTTATATAGAAAACTTTGTTGGATTGTTAGAAGTAGGATATGGTAGTATGTATTTTCAACGAACACTAGAAGACTGGTCTAAGTTCAATATAAATAATAGAACTAAACACGATGCGTCTATAAGCTCTGGGCTTGCTTTGATGGCATGCAATAAACACAGGTACACTCCAGTTGCTAGAATACAAAAAAAGAATTTTGATCTAGGTTTTAAAAAATATGACAACAGAGGACACGTTTCAAAAATCATAAATTAATGAATATATACACTAATTCAAATAGTTCTTTTCCTAGCCAAGTTGTTAGTGATGCTGAAAAAGCAAGCATAGAATATGGCAGTCAAGTAGCTATGGCAATAGAATATGAGTGGTTTAAATCTGGTAGAACTAATGGTAATAGATATTTAACTAACTGGAATAACTTTAATAATCTAAGACTATATGCTAGAGGAGAGCAACCTGTTCAAAAATATAAAGACGAATTATCTATTAATGGTGATTTATCTTATTTAAATTTAGATTGGAAACCAGTTCCTATATTGTCTAAGTTTATAGATATAGTTGTAAACGGTATATCTCAAAAAGCTTATGAAGTAAAAGCTTACGCACAAGATCCTTCTTCATTGAAGCAAAGAACGAATTACGCTTCTAGATTGTATGAAGATATGCTATCTCAAGAGTATCTAAATAATCTTAAACAAACTTTAGGAGTAGATATATACCAAAGCGTTGATTCTTCATTAGTACCGGAGTCAGAGGAAGAGCTAGAACTTCATATGCAATTAAAATATAAGCAAAGCGTGGAAATAGCAGAAGAAGAAGCTATATCTACTGTATTTGCTCAAAACAAATATGACTTAATACGTCGTAGATTAAACATGGACTTAGCTGTTTGTGGAATTGCAGCTGCTAAAACTGATTTTAATACAGCGAACGGTATTACTTTAGATTACGTAGATCCAGCTTATATGGTTTATTCTTACACAGAAGATCCTAATTTTCAAGATATATATTACGTAGGAGAAGTAAAATCTATAACATTACCAGAGCTTAAAAAAGAGTTTCCTAATATTCCAGAAGATGAATTAAAAAGAATACAGGAAATGCCAGGTAATAGGCAATATATAACTGGGTTCGGTGGATATGACGAAAACACCGTACAGGTTTTATATTTTGATTACAAAACTTACCACAATCAAGTATTTAAAATAAAACAAACAGATCAAGGTTTAATGAAAGCTATTGAAAAAGATGACGCTTTTAATCCACCTGAAAATGATAACTTTGAAAGAGTATCAAGATCTATAGAGGTTTTATATAGTGGCGCAAAAGTTTTAGGAACAAATACTATGTTAAAATGGGGATTGTGTGAAAACATGTCAAGACCTTATGCTGACACTACTAAAGTAGAAATGAACTATACTATATGTGCGCCTAGAATGTATAAAGGTAGAATTGAAAGCTTAATTAGTAAGTGTATAGGTTTTGCAGATATGATACAACTTACGCACTTGAAGTTGCAACAAGTGTTAGCGAGAATGGTTCCCGATGGTGTATACTTAGACATGGACGGTTTAGCTGAAGTTGATTTAGGCAACGGAACAAATTACAATCCAGCTGAAGCGTTAAATATGTATTTTCAAACTGGTAGTATTGTAGGTAGATCGTTGACTCAAGATGGGGATTTGAATACTGGAAAAGTACCTATACAAGAACTACAAACAAGTAGTGGTGGTGCAAAAATACAAAGCTTAATCACAACGTATCAATATTACTTACAAATGATACGTGACGTAACGGGATTAAACGAGGCTAGAGATGGTAGCTTACCTGATCGTAATACTTTAGTTGGTTTGCAAAAACTAGCTGCCAGTGCTTCTAATACAGCCACAAAGCACATAAATCAATCAAGCTTATATATAACTCTTAGATTAGCAGAAAATATATCTTTAAAAATAGCAGATGCTTTAGAATTTCCTTTAACAGCTGAGTCTTTAAAAAATTCTATATCGCTTTATAATGTTAAAACTTTAGAAGAGGTACAAGACTTAAATCTTCATGACTTTGGTATATTCTTAGAACTAGAACCAGACGAAGAAGAAGAAGCTAGATTAGAGGCTAATATTCAAGTAGCTTTACAAAACGGTGGTATTGATTTAGATGACGCTATAGACGTGCGACAAATAAAAAATCTCAAATTAGCTAATCAAATGCTTAAGTCTAAACGCAAGCAAAAGTTAATTAGAGATCAGCAAAATCAACAAGCAAACATACAAGCGCAAGCCTCTGCACAAGCTGAAACAGCTGAAAAAACTGCAATGGCTGAAGTTCAAAAGCAAGAAGCTATATCTGGTTCTAAAGTTCAATACGAACAAGCTAGAACTCAAATGGAAATACAGAAAATGGAAATTGCAAATCAATTTGAATTACAAAAAATGCAAATGAAATTTTCTCAAGACATGCAGCTAAAGCAAATGGAAATGCAAGCCGCTACTCAAAAAGAGCAACAAATAGAAGATAGAAAAGATAAGCGTATAAAAATGGAAGGTACGCAACAAAGCGAAATGATAAGCCAAAGAAAAAACGATGGCATACCTATAAACTTTGAACAACAAACGGAGCAAGGCGTACAAGCGTTTATGTAATCCTTATTAATTATTTAATTATATTATATTATGTCAGAACAAACACAAGAAGCTGTAAAGCAAGAAGGTGATTTTAAAATAAAAAAGAAAACACCTAAAAAATTTAACGAAACAAAAGAGAATACTACAAAAGTAAATGTAAGTCTTAAAGAACCTTTGGTAGAATTAGAAGATAATGTAACTAAGGTTGAAATTAAAAAAGAAGACGATGCCATTCAAATCGGAGAAACAGAAAAAGTATCTGGAGATACACCATCCGGAAATAGCGACAAGGTGGAAGAACCTGTACCAGAGTCCAACGAGACTACTGAAAGGTTTTCTCCGATCCAAGAAGTAACAGAAGCTGAAGTTAAAAAAGTTGAAGCTGAAGTTAAGGACGCTATAAGAGATGAAAAAATATTAGGTAAACAATTACCAGAGAATATTGAAAAGCTAATTTCTTTTATGGAAGAAACAGGCGGCACAATAGAAGATTATACTCGTTTAAACGCTGATTATTCTAGTGTTGACGACGTTACTTTATTAAAAGAGTATTATAAAAAAGAAAAACCTTATTTAGATTCTTCAGATGTAGATCTTTTATTAGAAGATTTTATATATGATGAAGATGTAGACGAGGATAAAGATATACGCAAAAAGAAGCTTGCGTTTAAAGAAGAAGTTGCAAAAGCCAAAAACTTTTTAGAAGAGACTAAGAGTAAGTATTACGACGAGATCAAGTTGAGACCGGGCGTTACTCAGGAACAACAAAAAGCTATGGATTTTTTCAATAGATATAACAAGCAGCAAGAACAAGCTAATCAACAACATCAGGTGTTTAAAGAAAATACTAAAAAACTTTTTAGTGATGATTTCAAAGGTTTTGATATCAGTGTAGGTGAAAAGAAATATAAGTATAATATTCAAAACAAAGATAAAGTTGCAGAAAACCAGTCTAACATAACAAACCTCGTTAAGAAGTTCTTAAACGAAAATGGTGAAGTTATAGATACGGCAGGTTATCACAAGGCTATGTATGCCGCTGAAAACGTAGATCGCATTGCCTCTCATTTTTATGAGCAAGGAAGAGCTGACGCTGTAAAGGAAGTGGTAAGCAAATCTAAAAACCCAGTTGACACTAAAGCTAGATCAACGCAAGGTGAAGTATTTGTAAACGGATTAAAAGTTAAAGCTATTTCAGGTTTAGATTCTACAAAATTAAAAATAAAAACTAGAAAATTTAACTAATAAAAATTAAAAATTATGGGTTTACAACCACAATTTGGGTCATTAATACCTACGCCTAAAAAGCAAACACTAGATTCTAACTTTTTAAAGTTTGATGAAGGTGGAAATGATTTTGCGCAGCAGTATTTACCCGAAATTTACGAACAAGAAGTAGAGCGTTATGGAAACAGAACGTTATCTGGGTTCTTGCGAATGGTTGGCGCTGAAATGCCAATGACATCTGATCAAGTAATTTGGTCTGAACAAAATAGATTACACATATCTTACGAAGGATGTGCTTTAACTGGTGCGACTACTATTGATGTTGATCCAGCCACTACAGCTGGAGTTCACAATGTAGTTTCTATTAACGACACAGTAGTTGTTATGGATCCCGCTACAGGAAAAGAATGTAAAGGTATTGTAACTTCAGAAACTGGAACTGTACTAACTGTTACATTGTTTCAAGCAACTGCTTTAACAGACATGGGTACTGTTTTTGGAAGTAATTCTGCTACTGGACTTAAACTATTTGTTTATGGTTCAAGCTATCAAAAAGGAACTTCTGTAGACGGAACAACTATTAACGCTAAAAGAAAAAGTGTAACACCTTCTTTTACTCAATTTTCTAATTCACCTATCATTATTAAAAATCAATACGTGATTAATGGTTCTGATATGGCTCAAATTGGTTGGGTAGAAGTTGCTAGTGAAGATGGCACTTCTGGATACTTATGGTATTTAAAAGCTGAATCTGAAACTCGTTTACGTTTTGAAGATTACTTAGAAATGGCATTAGTAGAAGGTGAGCTTAATGATGTTGTAGGTGCTGCTGATTATGAAGATAAGCTATTACCTGGAACTGAAGGTCTTTTCGCTGCTATTGATGCTCGTGGTAACGTGCAGTCTGGCTTTACAGCTGCTGCAGGTATCGACGACTTTGATGCTATTTTGAAAAACTTAGATACTCAAGGTGCTATTGAAGAAAATATGCTTTTCTTACAAAGACAAACAGCTCTTGATTTTGATGACATGCTAGCTGGCATCTCTGGTGGTTATGCCGGAGGAACTGCTTTTGGTTTGTTTGAAAACTCAGAAGAAATGGCATTGAACTTAGGTTTTAGCGGTTTCCGAAGAGGATCTTATGATTTCTACAAAACTGATTGGAAATACTTAAACGATGCTTCAACTCGTGGCGCTATCGATGGAATTAACTCTATCGAAGGTGTATTAGTACCAGCTGGAACATCTACTGTTTACGATCAAGTATTAGGAACTAATATACGTAGACCTTTCTTGCACGTACGATACAGAGCTTCACAAAGTGATGATCGTCGCATGAAGTCTTGGTTAACTGGTTCTGCTGGTGGTGCGTTTACATCTACTCTTGATGCTATGGAAGTAAACTTCCTATCTGAAAGATGTTTAGTTGTACAAGCCGCTAACAACTTTGTACTTTTCAAAGGAGTGTAATTACTTCTTAAATTAAATCTTAGGGTCACAACGTGAGAGTGGCC